CCAAACGCGCTGGTGTGTCTGCCGCAGTTGCAGCAATAAGATCACCTTTTGCATCCACAATCGCATTTTGAATCGCGTTTGTGTCGTCTGTTGTGACCCATGTGAAATCCATGTCCGTGTTTGACGCCTTCGAAAGCACCTGACCTGAAGTGCCACCAAGCAAGTCAGCCATTGAAGTGGCTACCGCTTGACCAAATGTTTCAAAGTCTGCTGGTAAATCCGTGACTAAATCGCTTGACGTGGGCATTTGCCACGAAAACGGGGTGGTTGGGTTTGTCATAGGTTCTTCTCCTTATCAAGTGACAATTGTGGCACGTTGCCAATCAAGCGTTGGCGACACGCCCGACCAAATTTTTGTTCCCGATACCTGTTGCCATTCCAACGCTTGCAAAGAATAAGCGGTTGGCGAAACTAACAAAGAAACGGAAACTTGGTTGTATGACGCCCGAAATGACCAGCCTTCAACAAAGCCTTGATAAATTGAACCCATGTTGGGTGGAAGGTCGTTGATTGCTACTGGTTGCCCCATGAAAACGCTAATGAGATCATCGCGGTCGGCGTCGTCCAATTCAGGGTTGGTCAGGTCAAATGTGATTTCACTGAAGTTTGGTTGGGGTGAACTTCGCAGTCCAAGATAGAAATTTGCTTGGGCAGTTGCGTCGGCTGAATTGTGCAAGGTTGTTGTAATGATTTGCGAAAGTGTGCCGTAATTTCCAATTGAAGTTGTGTCACTGGCACTTACTTCCGCGCTACTAGTTGCCCCATATTTAATTGTTAAGTTGTTGCGCACGTCGCCTGCGCGGGTTTCAGTACGCAAACCTGCTGCACGGGCTTGGTTTGCCGTCAATTGGACATAACCGTTTGTTTGAAGGTATTGACTTCGGTGCGTGGCGTCGGCGTAAGAAATGCGACCTTGTGCGTCTTCGTAAATATATCCAAGCCCTGAAGTTGCCAGTGCTGAAACCAATGTGTAAACGTCAGTTCGATTACTTGAACGCGCTGCCAATTCATAATCGCCCGGGGTGTCAATTTCACCAAGTCCAACGTTTTCAGCCGTTGCCCATGTTGTTGTTGGGTCATAAGTTGCCCACGTTAATGCAGCAGGAACTTCAGCCCAAGTATTCAAAAGTAAATCTGAAAGAATTGTCAAAATTTGATTGCCGTCAAAATCTTTTGAAAGCACGCCGTTAGTTAATGCTTTTGGCAAACGTGCTAACGCACCCAATGCAGTGATCGAATAAGTCTGTGTGAACATGGTTGAACCAACGTCACGAATTTCCAAACCAATGTCCACAACGTTGCCGCCAAAGATAGCCACAAAAGTGCTAGACGTATCCTGAATCAAAACGCTAATTGTTGAGTTAATAGAAACTGGAATTGTGGTTTGTGAAACGTCAAGCAATTGGAGATTGACATAACCCGCTTGGGCTTGTTGATAAATGTTTGTTCGACCGCTTCTAATACTTAGATTAGCCAAAATGGCGTCTGTGTATTCAATGCCGTCAATTTCAACTTTCCAAACTGGATTCCATAACGTCATGAAGTCACCAAATTAGTCGCGCCACCTGTTCCGCGATAGAACGAATTGTTTAAAGTGTCAGCGATTGTGCGTGCCGTGCCTTCTCTGTCAATAGCCCCCGAAACGTTAATATTTATTACTGAACCGCTGGCTGATTCACTGGCGCGAAAGTTTGCCAATGGTGAAGGTTGAACCAATCCCATTTGTGTTTTTAGAATTTCGGCTTTAATAATTAGATCATCACGTTGGGCGGTCAATGCGTTTAATGCTTTTTGAACGCTGCTCGAACTTGACCCACCGCCACCAGCAGCAGCAGTTGCGCTTGCAAGTCCTGATTGCACGCTTCCTAATCCCGAAAGGACACCACCAAGCCCTGAACTCCCACCACCGCTGATTGCACTAGGTGCGCCACCTGTTGCAAACCCCGAACTTGGTGCTTGTAATGGGTTTAATTGGCTGACATTGCTGAGAAACGGAATGGCGTTGTAAGCGCGAATTAAAAAGTTAATTCCGTCAATGGCTGTATTTATGACCTTGTTGATTGCACTAATGACGCCGCCAATTACGTCAATCACACCTGCGGCAATTTTGCCAGCAACGGTCAACGCACCGCCCAAAACTGTTCCGATGATCGGTGCAAGATAAGTTGAAATGTATCCGCCAAACTCTTTGAAAGCGTCAAGATTGTCGCCGATTGCGGTTTTGACGTATCCAAATGCTTTTATCATTCCGTTAATAATTGGCGTGAACACTGAAGTGACGATGTTGCCAACGGTTGTAATTGTTCCACCCAAGCCATTGCCGTCCAGACTAAACGCCTTTGAAAATGCGTTGATTGCTGGAAGTGCATTCTTGTTGATAAAATTTATAACTTTTTCAAGGATTGGCAACAACGCAAAACCAATTGTTTCTTTGGCTTCGTCAAATGCAATTTGCATGCGGGCAATTCGTCCCGAATAAGTTTCAGCGTTTTTGGACGCCGCCCCACCAAATAAATCCGTCAAGCGACCTTGCACCTGTTCAAAGGACATTGTCTTCAATTCAGCAGCCGAAAGACCAATTCCCAGTTTCCCAAGTGCGGCAGTGTTTCCGTCATAAGCCTTGCCCAAAGCGTTTGCAACAGTTTCAAGCGGTTTCCCAGTTGCAGTTGAAATGTCAAGGGCGGTGGTCAATAAGCCTTGCGCCTTTGTTATGTCGCCCGTTGATCGTGCCAAACGTCCCAACGCTGGACGCAAAGCGTCGTCAGCCACACCAGTGGCAAGGGACATTTTAAGAATAGATTGCTCAGTGGCTGCAATTTGGGCAGTGGTTGCCCCTGTGGCGTTTTCTAGGGCTAAGGCTAACTGTGTTTGTGCCTTTTCATCTTCAATCGCCGCCTTGACCCCGTCAATGCCGATTTTGACGGCATAAGCACCAGCAGCAGCAGCGGCAGCAACGAAGGCTGCCCCAACCATTTTGCCAACTTTGCCAACTTTGTCGCCAAAAGTTTCGACGTCAGTTGTTGCCGATTTTAAGGATTTGTTGAGATTGTCAACGTCGCCAAGAATTGAAAGTTTAAGGGTACGACTGCCAGCCACTAGTCAAACTCCTTTACTATCTTGGAAAACGATTCTTCCCATTTTTTTACAATTTCAGGTTGAACGCTTCTAAGTGTTGGATAAATAAACCAACCGCGTGAACCGCGACCTTCACGACCTGACCACACTGGAAATTGCTTGTATTTATTTGAACCAAATTCGACGCCACCCCACACTTGCTGGGTTGTTCCACCACCGCTTAGTTTTTGTCCAGCATAACCAAATGAAATTTCGCCAATCTTTGAAGACTTTGAAACCTTTGATCCTTCAGCAACTCTGTTGTCAACCCGATTGCGGGTTTTGCTTCCAGCCGCTTCAATAATTTTTCCGCGCACCCAAGTTGCCAATTCTGATGTCGCTTCCTTGGTTTGGGCAATTGCTTGATCGTCCATTGCTTTAAAGGAACGGACAATGGCGCGCAACTCATTCTTGTCGTAAGAAATTGCGTCACTTGCCATGTGCCCGTCCTTCCAAAATTTCCAACACCGTGAGAATGTCTTCAGCGGCTTCGAATTCGCTTGGGGGCAAACCTGTTGTTAAGGCTAACTCCCAAACTATTCGGCTAAGGCTTCCGACTGGGTGGCTTTTGGGTTTGCTTCACCGACAATGACTTCTGAAATTGTTTCAGTCCAAACGTCAAGTGGCTTCACTGGCTTGCCCGCTGCTTCACGCTTCATGGCGTGATAGGCAAGAAATACAAGATCAGAAATTCCAATCTTTTCTTGCGCTTGTGCAATGGTGTGACCTGTGTGCTTTTCCCATTTCACCCACTCAGGCGGTGCAGCCGTGTAAGTTATCTGATCGCCGTTGGTGTATTCAATTGTTATTGGTAACTTCATTTTTTCTCCCGATTGTTAGTTTTTAACTGAAAGTTTCAGTTGGGTTTCCGACCACTACAAATGATAGTGATACTTCTTGCGCGTCCGGTGCTGCACCGCCGATTGACGGAACAACTGGCATGACGTTGCAAGCAAACACTGCACCTGTTGCAGCAGTAAGTGAAACCGCCAAAGTTGTATTTGGTGCGCTCTCCCATGCAGTCCAAAGGGCTTCGCATAGTGAACCTGTTGCGCCCCAGTCGGCGAGCATGTCCACGTCCAGCGTCCACTGGTCGTCAATGTGCTTGTAAGCCTTGCCGTCTAGTGTTTGGTATGTGGTGACTGTTGGCGAATTGCTTAAAGTCGCGCTGGTCGCTTGCGCGTCGTAGTTAACGGTCGCGATCGTCAACACTAAATCGCGACCCGTGATGATCGTTGTTGGCACGTTATCTCCTTTTATGTCGTTTGGGTGTAGTACGTTGAAACGTTTATGTCAGCCACCAGCATTGGACTTTGACCTACTTCCAACACGGTTGGCTTTTCAATGACGCCAACAACGTATCCTGCGGGCATTGCCGCAAGAATTCCGATTATGAGTTTTTCCAGATTGTCCAGCGAACCAGCATTGCTATTGGAAGCAACAATGGCAGTGATTGCAAAATTCAATTTGACCTTTGTGGACGCCTTGCCAATCAAAACAACTTCCATGTAAGGCGACGCGGGGACAACAACAATTGCTGGTGGAATGGGCGATTCAGGAACGCTCGAAAATACGTTTGCGGAAAGGGCTGAAAATGAATTGGCTAAAGTTGCGCGGGTTTCAGCAATGGAATTGGCTGGCACTTATTGCACGACCGTTTCCACGTCTAAAAATGGCATTAGTAATGTGGACACCCTGTTTGTCAAACTGCGTCCCATTCTGTACGGCGTACTAGCAAAATCCACGCCTTCAATTTGTCCACCAGCAGCAACGCGTGATTGGAACACTTCGACCGATACTGCCAAAATTGCTGATTCAATTGGCGCACTGTTTGCGTAAATTTCGGCAGCGGAATAACCTGAA